CTACATTAGTTCTATGTACTGGCAGTCAAAATAGTGGCTTTGGCTGGAACGCAGGCGTATCTCTAACATCTGGAGCAAATAACGCATTTTGGGGGCATAACGCTCAACCATCTGCGGCATCCGTCAGTAATGAATACACTTATGGCGATGCAAACGTAACTAAGCATCGGTTTGTTGGTGGTGATATTGTCATCGGCACATCAGGCAAAGGCATCGACTTCTCAGCTGACGGTCAAGCCGCAGGTATGACCTCAGAGTTGCTCGATGACTATGAAGAAGGGACTTGGACGCCTAGTGTTGGGGGCGATGCTACTTACCTGCTACAAAGTGGTACTTACACCAAAATAGGTCGCTTGGTGTCCGTAAGTGCAGTTCTCCAAATTAACGTTATTGGTACTGGCAATGTCAACACAATATCTGGTTTGCCATTCGCAAGAGACAGCAATCTTATGCAAGCTCCAGGCACTATGACCTTTATTTCCGCCATAAGCACTAGTGTGGTGTCGTTGAAGCCTCGCGTTCCGTTAGGCGGAACTACTATAGCCTTTACTGGACTGACTGTGGCTGGAACAGTGGAAACCGATACCATTAATGTGTTCCAAAACAGCGCTCGCGTTGATCTTCAAGTTACTTATCAAACATAAAAATACTTACAAAACAGTTATTTTTAGGGAATATAAATATGTCTATTACTAAAGTTCCATACTCAATGATTACAGGAGCATCCATAAATGTTTTAGATTATGGTGCTGTGGGCGATGGTACAACTGATGATTACAATGCGTTTGTAGCGGCTCAAGATGCTTTGCCATTATCTGGCGGTTGCATTGTAATTGGCGCTACTACAAGCAATGTGTTTCGTTTGTCGCAAACATTAAATCTAACAAAAAACATTACGCTTGTTGGTCAAGTTGCAACTATAAATGCAGCAAGTGCAGGAACAACTTTGTTGTTTGATGCTGGCGTTAGCGGCATTGTAATGAATTGTTCAACCTCCTTTGGTTATACAACTGTAGCACCAAGTGCATCTACACCCGGTTGCGATTACGGTGTGATACAAAATTTGCGTGTTAAATCTGCTGGCGGCCCAACTGGTACAGGCACTAACGTTGACGGAATTTTTATTCGTGCTGTAAATGTATTGTTGTGCAATGTTTTTGTAAGTGATTTTAAAAGAAATGGTTTTAGGATTTTAGCTAACGTGGCTGGCGGCGCAGATTTACAAGGCAATGCAAATGCTTGGGGTTTGTACCATTGCTATGCCACTAACAATGGTAGCGATGGGTTTTTTGTGCAAGGTGATAACGCAAATCGAGGAGTTGCAATAAATTGCACGGCTACTATTAACCAAGGATGGGGCTTTCACGAAGATTCGCAAATTGGCAATACTTATATAGGTTGCTTAGCTGAAGGAAACACAACACAGGGCGCTTATAAGGCCAACAGAGTTTCTGGCAATAATGAGTTTTTTGGCTGTTATGAAGAAGGTCATGGCGCTGGATGCAATATTACCTACCCAAACATTGTTTTTGCTGGAGCGTATCAGTCTGGGTGGAGCGCAACAACAAATGCGTTACGTTTTTTAAATACTGTACCCACACCACGGGCGCGAGGGCGTATACAAACAAGTCAATCTATACCAAACGCAACTCTTACGGCTATTGCTTTTGACAGTGATGTTTTTGTTGACGTTGGCGGTATTCATTCAGCATCCGTAAACAATACTAGATTTACCGTTCCAATTGGGTTCAATGGCGCATATTCAATTGACGTAACTGTTCAATGGGCGGCTAGTGCAGCAGGAACTGTTAGGCAAGTTAGAATATATAAAAATAACTCACCGTGGGCTTTTAGTCAAAAAGCACCTTCAACAGTACAATTTAGCGATTCAATTAGCATTATTGATAATGCAAGCGTAGGTGGCTATTACGAAGTGTTTGTGTACCAAGATTCGGGCGGTGCGCTCGATGTTTTGGGAACGGATACTATAGTAAACGGTACAACCTGCGCGGTTGCTACTGTGTCTGTAATGTCAGGATTTTAAAAACAAAACCAATTGTTAAACCAAAGCCCAAGTGGATTCTTGGGTCATATTAGGAGTAAATCATGCTTAAGAAAATTCAAATTGTTGATAGGATCGAAGTGCTTGAATCAGGTGTCGTACAGGTTAGAACCAAAACGGCAATCATGGAAGATGGCAAGCAAATCTCAGGCACATTCCACCGCCATGTTGTTGCTCCAGGCGATGACTACAGCGCAGAAGACGCACGGGTACAAGCCATTTGCGAAGCTACTCATACCGCAGAAGTAGTCGCTGCGTACCAAGCTGCACAAGATGATTCCGCTCGATAAACAAGCGCACTTCTGGTCAGGACTAGCTCTTATGCTATCAGCCTCGCTATTCTTTGGCTGGGGCATAGGGCTATGTATTACTGTAGTGGCTGGTCTAGCTAAAGAATGGTTCGATAGTTTAGGCTATGGCACACCTGACGTTTGGGATATTGTTGCAACACTAAGCGGTAGCATTTTAGGTGCTATATTATACTTAGTTAAATCTTATTTGGTGTGATACATGGAAGAGCAGCGTCTTGCTAGGATTGAGCAAAAACTTGATAAACTATCTGAAGCCGTTGTTAGCTTGGCTCGTATGGAGGAGCGCATCATAACGCTCTTTAACCGTATGGATACATACGATGCACGTCAGCTAAACATGGAAGACCGAGTAGCTGATATTGAGAAAGTAACTATTAGCCGTGGTGCTGTGTTTAGGCTAGTAGATAAGCTCATTTGGATTGTAGTCGGTTTAGTGACAGCGGTTGTCATTGAAGGCGTCATAAAACGTTAAAGGGTCTTCATGAAACGGCTGACAGAAAGCGAATTTATAGAACTTTGGAACCAATTAAAATCACCCACATTAATAAGCAAGAAATTAGGAATTGATGTACGCAATGTGCATCAACGAAGGCGCAATCTTGAGAATAAATATAAGATTCGTTTAATATCCAACAGTCCAAACTCCCAAGAATATTACGTTCGTGACCACATGAGTAGAATGGATGTGGACATAGATAATGCGACCATTTTTGTAGCAAGTGACGCACATTATTGGCCCGATCAAATTTCCGTTGCCCATCAAGCGTTTGTGAAGCTAGTCAAGAAACATAAGCCTACTATCGTGATTATGAATGGCGATGCTGTAGACGGTTCTAGTATTAGCCGATACCCAAAAGCATCTTGGGCAACGGTTCAGTTACCGACTGTTAAACAGGAACTTGAAGCGGTTGCAGACCGACTAGGTGAAATTGAAAAGGTAGCGGGTAATGCCAAGCTCATATTCCCCCTGGGAAATCACGACATGCGCTTTGAAAGCAAACTTGCTAACCTTGCACCTGAGTACGAAGGCATAAAAGGATTCAGTCTTAAAGACCACTTCCCACGATGGTTATTCTGTATGTCTGTGATGATCAACAAAAACCTTATGATCAAACACCGCTATCACAACGGCATTCACGCAACATATAATAATTCCCTGAAAGCAGGCGTCTCGATAGCGACAGGGCATCTACATCGTTTACAAGCCACTATTTTTTCGGATTATGGTGGCACTCGTTGGGGCATTGATACAGGCACACTTGCCGAAACAGACGGTGACCACATGGGCTACGGTGAAGACAACCCGAAAAACCATTGTAGCGGGTTTGCAGTCTTAACTATTGTTAATGGGCGCTTAATTCAGCCTGAGTTTTGTGCTGTGCTTGATGGTCATGCATATTTTAGAGGTGAGCAAGTATGTTAGTACCCGATGCTAAAGATTGGTCTAAATGGTGGTCTATTAGGCTGTCAATTGTTGGCGGTTCCTTATTAACTTTTTTGGAGTTATTCCCGCATCATGTCGCTATTGTCATCAATTCTCTCCCGTCTGTTGTCACCGAAAACGTTGGAAGCGAAGTCCTTAAAGTCATTGGAATCGTCTGCATCGTTGCCAGCCCAATTGCCAGAGTCATCAAGCAATCAAAACTTGATAACGCAAACAACAAAGCAGATAAAACGGCATGAAGGCTTTGTTAGCAACGCTTATAAAGACTCGCTAGGTTATTTAACTATTGGCTATGGTCGGCTGATTGACAAAGCCAAGAATGGTGGCATTACTGAGGCTGAAGCAGAGTATCTATTGGCTAACGATGTTAATGGTGTCTACGAAGCTCTGAATCGCTCTATACCGAGCTTTAAGCAATTAAATGAGGCTAGGCAAGGTGTTCTATTGAACATGGCGTTTCAAATGGGTGTGCACGGTCTTATGCAATTTAAGAGCACATTAAACCTGATTGAACTTGGTGATTATGATGCCGCTGCTGACAATATGCTTAAATCGTTGTGGGCAAGCCAAACACCGAAGCGAGCTAATGAGATGGCAACGCAGATGAGGACAGGTCAATGGCAATCTGGTTAAGGTTCAAAGGGTATCTTATTGCTTTAGCTGGTGCTTTATTAGGCGTTCTCGCAATTTATTTAACGGGTCGCAAGCAAGGGTATGACTCTGCTGAAAATGCTATGAGAGAGGCTGATAATGCACAAGCAAGGAAGATTGAGGATATTGCAGACCGTGTTCGCAGGGCTGATGGTGATAACGCTACCGCTATTGAACGGTTGCGCTCTGCAAAAAGATTACGTGATTTGTAAATGATTCCACAATTTATTTTGTTTAATTCTGCTAATAGTACTATTGTGAACTCCATATAATTTTGCTAATACTTTATTTTGCTCTTTGGATTTTTTAATGTCATTTACTTGTAATTCTGTTAGTTTTGATGCAGATGATTGTTCTCCACGTTTTTGTCTGCTTCTATCAATTACATCTTGCATATTTTCCAAATGCGTTCCTTCTCTTAAATGATTAGGATTTACGCAACAGCGATTGTCACAAGAATGCAAAACCATTTTTGTAGGCCAAATTTCATTGTGTAACCAGTAAGAAACCCTATGTGCTCTACAATCTTTTTGATTGTTAAATTTTGGAACCATTCCGTAACCGTGCTGTTTATAACCTTGCCATTCCCAACAACCAGATTCAACTTTTTTTATCTTTGACCAAAACCAATTGTCTGCGTTTTCTTTTGTTCTATTTAAACACCCGTTTCTTTTTTTTGCTGCTGCCTCTGTTGCATAACTCATATCTTTTGAAACGCCACGTATTGAATCTGCGTAACATTTGTGGCAACAATATTTTAATATTTTGTAACTAAATTTAGCTTTAGATATTTCTGAATTACATTGAAGGCATAATTTCACAATGAAAACCTTATTAGTTTTGTGTTTTTCTATTTTACTTGTTTCATGTGCGTCAGTCAATGGCTCAGAGACCTCTAGGACAATTTGCAGAGAGCTAGAAAGGGACTTGCCTACCTATAGCGTTAAAGACACGCCACAGACCCTAGAATCGGGTGCAAAGTTCATTGAAGTATTTAACGCTGTGTGTGGTGTGGCGAATCCCCGATAAAGCACGGTACTCACACATTTGAGAACAAATAAAAAAATTAAGTTGCTAACACTTAATATTCGCCACATTTCTAAAAGTATATCAAACGGTTTAGGTATTTTTCTCATATACTTTAGCTATCACTTTACGAAAGTCAACTAAGTACACTTCATCGAGTGGGCTGCCTACTGCTTGTGCTATCTCGGCATCAGTTAGCCCTATCCACTCACGCATAGGCTCACTACACTTAACACAGTAAAGCGCATAGCCATCGCTTGTCTTGACGCCACACTCAGCGCAACCTTGTTCAATTAATTGCGAACAGGGATAACATAACTCAACTGTCATAAGCAAAGAAGTATTTTTACAACCTTTAGATAGGCATTTCATTTAACAATTAGCCTCATAGATTCACAAAGCCACCCTATACTTTTGCGGTGTGCTTCCTCCCACATCTCAATACGTTCCTGTTTGCTCATGTCTTTGCCTTGGTCAAGCTCTAAATGACAAACATAACAAAGGTACGCAATTCGATAATCATGTGCCTTTAAGCCCCTACCTTTTCCGTCTCGCAATTGATTGCTGTGAGCCGCTACTACATCATCGTGGTTACTTTTGCCGCAATGCATACACACAGGGCAATCTCGTGCCATGGCAAGCAACTTAGGACTTCGATAGATTCCAGATGACACGAATATTGTCCTGTAAGGTTTGTGCGGCTTTTTGACCACGAACTTTTGTAACAGACTCGATATAAAGCTGACGGTCATTTAGTTTTGGTAATTTTAAAACATGCCTAGCTTCACACCATGCTCGCCATTCCTCTGAGCTTGAATCTATTGTCTCACCCAGAGGAGTTTTGACTAGATTCAATTGCAGGTTGTGTTGCAGTTGCCACCAGCGTAACAGCAAGTCATGCAGTAGACTGTCTGACCCTTGACGGTGTAGCTGTGTGTGGTACAAGCAGCCCAGACTGCGGTGGCTGATAAAGATAGAAGGATTGCGGCTAAGAGTTTCATCTGTTGTGTTCCTGAAAGGATAGTACTTCATTAACAAAGTCCGAGAATTCCTCTTTGGAAAGCTCGGTAGTGGTTGCGTCAGCTTCAATTAACTGACCGTTCGGTAGTTCAATCATGCGACCAGACAAGTACCTCTGTTTGAAATATACATGCCACACTTCAGGGGTAAATGCCTTGCCGTTTAAAAATGTTGATTCTGCTATCTCGTGAACAGCAGTCCAGTAGAGCGAGTTTTGCTCAATAGTTCGATTTGCTTGCTTTATCTCAACTACATACCCATCTGGTGCTTGTGTTACCATTTGGATAACTTTAGACCTGTCTTTTGCAAGGGTTACTATTGCCTTTTTCATTTGCGATTGACTTTATAGGTAGCCATAAAGATTAACTTTTTGTTTTTTTCTTGCACCCATTTTTTGTAATTTATTCTAAACATACGTTTCTTTGTTGCGTTAAATTCATGGTCATTGATGTTGTCTTTAAACATAGAGTCAACTAAGTTCTTTTGGAAGTAATCAATGTCTATGTTTAAAAAATCTAGGTAAACTTCCACATCTTTACTTAACAAAAAATCAAGCCCACTTTGAGCTAAAGGTGATAACTTTTTGTGATTGTTAATTAGTGGCGCTACCGAATCAAGGATTGCTCTAGTTATGATGGCGCTGATTAACCCTTTATAGCTACTAATGTCATCGTGCATGACTAGCACCTTTACACCAACCAAAAGGGTCATGTGCAGGCAATAATTCCAATAGGTTGCCTACAGTAATGTCTTCCGATTGATGTAATAGGTGTTGATTGGAAGGTATGACATACATAAGTTTGCTAGACTTACCAACACTTTTCTTGCCTCTAACAATCAATTTTTGGTCAATAAGTTGGTTCATAATGCAATGAGCAACACCACCACTCATCACAAAGGTAGCCATAATATCCCTTGAAGTTCTAGGCTTATTGCAATAATCTATGATTGGTTGACGGTTTTTAGCTTTTCTCATTTGCAATCTCCACTTCGATTAACTTTTCTATAAAATGAACTGCTTTACGCAAGTCATCCACGCCACCTTTTTTACGCCACCGAGATAGGTACTTGACAGCGCAGCCATCAAGAAAGCCTAACTCCCAGTCTGTAATAGCATCCCAAGGTTGTATGTTTGTTTTATAATGGCTGCCTTGAATTTGTTTTGCATTGGCGTTCATACATCACCTTAAAATGGCACATCGTCTGACAGGTCAGCAAGCTCAACAGGTTTTGCCTGTGCAACTGGTTGGGGTGCTCGTTCTACTTGCCCACCGATTAACTCTAAATCATCAACTTTGCCGACAAGTTTTACACCTTGTCCTGACTTGCTTTCATAAGTTTGTATGTTGACATCACTTAAATAAGCGACAATCTGCCCACCTTTTTTTAAGTACGGTGCAAGTGATTCGGCACGTTTGCCAAAAAGCGTTGCATCTACCCATTGAGTCGCACGTTTGCCATCTGCTTGTTTTTTGCCATAAGTAAATGCTAGAGATAGGTTTGCAATTGCATCACCATTTGGTGAGTAACGAACTTCTACGTCTTTACCGATTCTTGCGATTCCTGATGCTTTCATTTTGATTCCTTAAGTGAGTAAACTGCTATGTTTTTGTTATTGTTTAAGCGTTGCATGCGCTTTTCAATTTTGTGACCAGCTTGTCTTAATCTATAGATTCTTGCCGCTAAACGAAAGCAGCCAAATTTTTTTAATGCGTCTATGGCTGTCAATTCACCTTTTTTGAGTTCCTCAAGGGTCATGTCTTCTTGGCTCATATTTGCACCTGTGATTGCAAGTTTTTAACTTTTGCGTCAACTTCAGCCAAAAACTTAATTGCCTCAGATTCTAGTTTGGCAATAAACTCTTCATCCCGATTGACACGAATGATAAGCAATTGCAACCCATCTGGAAATCTTGGGTCGAAGCTGCAAAAATCATTCCACTTGCGACCTGTTACAGACAATTGAGTTTGCATTTGTGTGTAGTAGTTTTTAGGCACTTCAAGCGATTCTAAATACTCTAAATGTGTGGCAGAATTTGGGCATTTAAATTCAACCATTCCGTCATCATCAACCAAACCATCTGGCGAACAACCAAACCAGTCAATCGTTTTATGTCGAACAAAAGCCACTTGGTCTACAAATGAGTTTGTTTTAACCTCATAAGCCATACGTGCAAGTGGTTCATTATCTATGCCCCATTGCATCGCTGAACTTGTAAAGCCCTCAGTTTTGCAATTAGTCAATCGTTCAACGACTAATTCGGTTCTCAAGTTTCTGCGTGAAGCTGATTCGCCAGTTTTAATTGTTGCGAGCATGTCTGCTGTGCGTGATGCTGTCAGAAAACCCGTTCTGAGTGCCTGCCATTCAGGTGTACCTTGCTCAATCATGCGTCACCTCCAACAGTTCTGCCTTGCGTACATCTTTAGCTTTGCTGAGTTGTGCAAGCAAGTCTTTGTTATTGCCAAACAAAGCATACGAGGCTGTATAGTGTGCTTTTAGTTCATCTAGTGTCTTACTAGCTTGTATTGATTTAATCGCAACAGAGGCGTCTTGTGGTGCTTTACGGCTACCTGCATTGCCATCGTCATCCTCTGGCGCAATACCGCAAGCCGCCATTAAGCTATATCTGCGAGCATACGTTAGCGCAGAACCAAAACCTTGTGGGTCTTGCTTGCTTGCAGGTACAAATAGCTTGCCACTACTAAGCGTTTCACCTGATTCATGTATAAACATTGTTTCAACAGTCACGCCACCTTGCGATTCATGGTTAAGTTGCATCAATGCTATGCCGTGGTTATTTAAAGCGTCTATAACGGCTTCTACGCAAGCGGCAAGGTCAGCATACTTGGACTTAAAGTGTGGGTTAGTTGCTGATTTAAGTGCGGGGTTAAATTCCTTTTGTGCCTGTACGAAGGCTGTGCAGATTTGTTTCATAATGTTCTCAAATAAAGTTAGCGGTAAGTAGGGTAAAAAGTGTAACAAATGCAATGACGTATGCAATTGGTGGAATGCGTTTGCTTGCTGTGTGCTCACGGGCATATTCGCCACCGATTGATTCTCTAAGTGTGCGACCAGTCCAGTTAGGGTGGCTGAGGTCTGCAAAGTAACCGTAGTTGTGGTCTGATTTCATTTTTATAATCTCCTTGTGAAACTAAATATTAAAATTATTTGACAATAAAATACATAGGTGTTTGTACCTATTGCTTGTTGCTTAAATATTTTAATATTGCATCGTTAATTAAGTCATAAGCTGCTTCAACATAACCATTTCGTAAGAGTTGTAATGCTTTTTCTAATTGTTCTTTCATTACCTAATCTCCACAAAAACAAGGTATAGATTCTTCGTCTAAATCAAACAAAGTGTTTTGGTCAATATTAAATTTAGCCATTTGATTATACGTTGGTCTAGATTGGTTAAAATTATTTGCAGAGTTAAAAGTGTTTCCACCATTTTCGGTAACGTATGTTTCCATTTTTGCCCACCACAAAGCACGTTCTGGCTTTTCTCTAATTAAGGATTGTATTTGTCCTAATGGTTTTAAATAACAAAGGTCACAGTTACCGTGCATAGTTACGCCATTCATATTTGGTAAACCCAAATCAAAGGATTGATTGCGCCAAAAATTACCTACAATTTCTTTCGTAACTTTAGCAGTCACTAACGGCAGCTTATCTCTTTCAAATTTAACAGCACGTCTACGCTCGTCATATCTAATGCCAATAAAACTAACATTTTCTAATTCTTGCAATGAGCCTTCAAAACCTTTGAAACGCAAGAACTTAGCCATTGTTTGAATTTTTAGTTTTCCTGTACACCATCTTTGGGCAGGGTTTGGAAGTTTGGCATATTTTTTAATAACCATTTCAAAAGGTTCACCGTTCCTACTAGCTGAATCAAAATCAACTTCTTCAAAACCTTGTTCGTTATTTCTATATTCAACCCAATGTATCTTAACATTCCAATTTATTTCACAATCATGCACAAATTTTAAAGTGGCTAAGTCTTCTTTTCCTGTGTTTGCAAAAACTACTATGGCCTCATCTGGCAGCTTGCCGCTATGTGCTTGTAAAACTTGATAAAGCATATAAGCTGAAGTTCTGCCACCACTAAAACTAATAGAGGTTGGTTCAATTATGTTGTATGGGCTTATCTTCAAAATTCAAACTCCTTTAATTCATACCTACCGTTTTCTTTGCGAAACCAACCATGCACGATGACACGCCAACCTGAACGTAGCATTTCAGTTAATGCCTCACTTGCTTCAATCTTTTTAATGCGTGATGACATATTGGATTTGCTAGTCACTTGAACGGCTAAAGTCTCACCGTTTCCAATGGCCAGTATGTCAATACAGCCAAACAAATCATGCTTGCGTTTTGTGAAGCTATTGTATGTTTCCACATTAGCTGTTTGGTAGCCAAGTTTGCGTAGGTGCGCTACTGTGCGTTGACTAGGTGTCATTTCTTCAGCATCGCTGTCAGCATGAAGTTGATTTGAGCCGACACACTCCTACACTCTTTATCAGCCAATTGTTTAATCATTGCTCGCATCTCTGGTGTCATGCGGATATTTACAAATACTGTTTTCATGCTTCCTCCTGATAGTTAATGTCGTTGGTTACTTCTATGACACACGCATCGTCATGCTCACCTGTGTCGATTACATCCCAATCTGTAGACGCCATTGCGTTTTCAAATGCATCGTCTTCATCCCAACCTGTGACCATAATTTCAACGGTCTGCAAACGTGTGGCTCGTACTATGTAGCGGTTCATAATTCCACCTCTGATTCTGCAAATGCAATTGCCGTACCCAAACCATCGTGCCGACCCTCTTCATAGTCTGTGGTTTGGTCTTGACGTGAACGCAACACTTTTAGGTTAGTGACAATGCGATTGTTTTCTAATTTGTGACCTGCGTTCCAACCTGTGCGAAATATACGATACTCAGGGCCTTTGGTGGTCAAGTTAAACTCACCGTAGATTTCTAAAAACTTGCGTTCTATTTCATTCATGGTTTTCTCCTTGGTGGGGGACTAGCCCCCGTTTGTGTTTAGTTTTTTAAATCGTGTTTCGTGTTTAATAAAAACTGCTTACTGGTCATGCATTTTGCACAACGATTTTGCAATGGTTCTTTTTTAAAATCTTCCCAAGATGTTGACAAAGGTGTGCGTAACATATTTCTACCGCAAGCTGATTTAAATGAAAAACCTGAACCGCTTTTGTTTAGATGCATAACTCTCATTTTGTTTCTCCTTGGTTATTGGTGTTAATCACCATGTACACATTACAGCACAAATAATTACGCAGAAGTAGACATTAGACAATTATTTTTATAGGTACTTTCCCTAGTGTTGAAGTCAACAGATTTATGATTTATAATGTTATCAGCGCAGTGAAAGGCGCATAAAGGGTCTTACATAACAGTCTTCATTGGGCTGGTCTGTTTGACCGTACCATAGACCTTACAGGTTGCCTGACCCTTCGGAATTTTCACCGAACAGTCCAGCACCAATGGAGATTGTAATGAGTAACAAGACTGATATATGGATGCCTATATTTATAGGTGATTACCTTTCAGCAACATCAAGATTGACCACTCAACAGCATGGAGCATATTTTTTGCTTTTGATGGACTACTGGAAAAACGGTAGACCACCAGATGATGATGAAGTTTTGGCTCAAATAACTAAGATGACACCAGATGCTTGGAGCAATGCTAGACGCATACTCTTAGCATACTTTCAAATAGAAAATGGGCATTGGGTACAAAAAAGAATTGAGAAAGAGTTAATTGATTCTAAGACACGCAAAGAAACCGCTGTGGCTAAGGCTAAGGCTGGTGCTTCAGCAAGATGGAAGAAAGAAATTGATGCTTCAAGCATTGCTCAAGCAATCCCTGACACTATGCTTGACCCTATGCTTGAAAATGCCTCTTCACCATCACCATCACCATCATCTTTATCTTTACCATTAACTTCAAATAAAACTACTAAAAACATATATAGCGCAGACTTTGAAGAATTCTGGCTTGACTACCCGAAACGTGAAGGAAAGTCCGCAGCATTTAAAGAATGGAAGCGAATAGCACCTGACAAAGAATTGCAAGAAAAGATAACTGAAGGTGTGCTTGAGTACAGGAAAAGTCGCAAGGTTAAAGAGGGGTTTATTAAAGACTGCGTTAATTGGTTGAAAGGCAAGCATTGGGAAGATGAAATGCTAAACGTTGAAATTGTGCAGAAGACTTATGAGTCACCTTGGCAGAAAGCTGATAGATTGCGTATGCAGGAGTTAGCGCCTGGTGTTGCCACTAGAGCGCATGACGATGAAATGAAAACCATAGACGAGGCTTTTGACTCTTACAAGCGACCACAAAGGATTCAGCATGACATTGCCAACTAAAGTCATTGACAGACTATTTGACCGTCTTGCTCTAAGCTACGGGTCTGAGTTTAAAAACAAATGGAGCAACGTTGATGCAAACACCATCAAATCTCATTGGGCGCATGAATTGTCAACCTTTGAGGACAACTTAAAATCTATCGGTTGGGCTTTAGAACACTTGCCTGACAATTGCCCAAACCTCATGCAATTTAAAACACTTTGCAAGCAAGCACCTAAACCTGATTACAAACACCTTGAGTCACCTAAAGCACCGCTTGACCTTGTAGACAGCGAGATTCTAAAGATGGTAAAGACCCTTGTAGAGCCTCAGAAAGATAAGGACTACAAAGAATGGGCTAGAAGATTAAAAGCCCGTGACGAAGCAGGTGAGGTCTTGAGTCCGCATCAGATATGGTCTTACAAGACTGCACTAGAGTTGTTGCCAAAACAAAGACTGTGATATTATTAAGATTCTCCTTGGGTGAATAACCCTTTACCCGTCTGAAACATGGCGGGGTTTTTTTAACGCAGATAATGACCTGTCGCGGGGTACAAAATGGTAAACGATAATTATTCTCATTCCCTTTCGGAGTTATCATGGCTCAAGGGATAAAATACGAACCAACCGATGAGAGCAGAAGGCTTGTTACAGACCTCGCAAGTGTAGGCATTCGCTATGAGGACATCGCAGCGAAGCTACAAATAAGCTCTGACACTTTGGTCAAGTATTACAAGAAAGAATTAGATGATGGCAGAGTCGATGCTAATGCTGACATAGGTCGGTCTTTGTACAACCAAGCTCGTGAAGGTAACACTCAGGCTATGATTTTTTGGCTTAAGACTCGTGCAGGTTGGGCTGAGACACAAAAAGTCGAGCATAGTGGTGTAGATGGTCAGCCGATAGACTTGAACATCAAAGTGAACTTTGTTAAACCGTGACCGAGACAAGTCTACCTAACTGGTCTGAGGTATTGTTTAACGATAAGCTACGCTACATTGCGATCAAAGGTGGTCGTGGTTCAGGTAAGAGCCATTCTGTCGCTGAGTCACTTATCATTCGAGCAGCGTCCAAGCCACTCCGAATACTTTGCAGTCGTGAGATACAGAAAAGCATCAAGGATTCTGTAAAACGGTTACTTGATGACAAGATTAAGAAGGTAAACCTTGAGGGTTTCTACGATATTACAGACACAGAGATTAGGGGTAAGAACGGTTCTTTGTTCTTGTTTGCAGGACTGAGAAGTAACCCTGAGTCAGTCAAGTCAATGGAAGGCATAGACATCTGTTGGGTAGAAGAGGCTCAGACGGTTAGCCAAAAGAGCTTAGATATTCTCATACCGACCATTCGAAAAGAGAACTCACAAATCATCTTTACATGGAATCCAAACCAAGACACAGACCCTGTTGACTCGATGTTTAAGCAATCCATCTTGCCACCTGATAGTCAATTGCTTCACGTTAATTGGCAAGAAAACCCATGGTTTCCAAAGACACTTAGAAAAGAACTTGAGTACGACAAGTCACGAGACATAGACAAGTACAACCACGTTTGGGAAGGTCAGTATCTTGCCAATGCAGAGACACGAGTCTTTAAGAACTGGCGTGTCGAAGAGTTTGACGCACCTGAAGACGCTGTACATAGGCTCGGTGCTGACTGGGGCTTTGCTGTTGACCCCACAACGTTGATTAGATGCCACATTATCGGTAGGAATCTATACATTGACTACGAAGCGTATATGGTGGGCTGTGAGATTGTCAACACACCTGAGTTGTTTATGACCGTACCCGAGGCTGAGAAGTGGGTGATTGTGGCTGACTCTGCTAGACCTGAGACCATTAGCTATATGCGTAACAATGGCTTCCCAAAGATAATGAAAGCGGTAAAAGGTGCTAAGTCTGTAGAGGAAGGTGTAGAGTTCATAAAGAGCTATGACATCATTGTCCACCCACGTTGTTTGCACACTATTGACGAATTAACACTTTACAGTTATAAGCAAGACTCGCTTACTGGTAACATATTGCCTATACTAGAGGATAAGAAAAACCATTTGATTGATGCGTTAAGGTACGCTCTCGAAGGTGTTAGACGTGCAAAGGTCAGCAAACCTCAAACATTTACACCATTGCCAGTAGCGCACCGTTGGTAGTATCATAACGAAAATAAGGATTTATTATGGCACGATTGTCAAACGACCAGCGATTAGCGAACATTCACGCTGAGGCACTCACGCAGTTTGATGACGTGCAAACTGCTCTGCGAGATGAACGTCTGCAATGCTTGCAAGATAGACGGTTCTACTCAATCTCAGGCGCACAATGGGAAGGCCCATTACTCGATCAGTACGAGAACAAGCCCAAGTTTGAAGTAAACAAGATTATGCTGTCCGTTATGCGGGTAATCAATGAGTACCGCAATAACCGAATCACCGTTGACTTTGTAAGCAAAGATGGGCAAGAAAACGACAAAATGGCTGAAGTCTGTGATGGTCTTTATCGTGCAGACGAAGAGAAGTCAGTAGCAGATGAAGCCTATGACAATGCATTTGAAGAGGCTGTCGGTGGTGGCTTTGGTGCATGGCGATTGCGTACCGTCTATGAAGACGAAGAGAATGACGAAGATGACCGTCAACGTATCCATATAGAACCAATATTTGATGCCGATAGCTCGGTTTTCTTTGACTTGCAATCTAAGCGTCAAGACAAGTCAGATGCTAAATATTGCTTTGTAGTCACAAGCATGACACGGCAAGCGTACAAAGATGCTTGGGGTGAAAGCCCATCGGATTGGCCCAAGATAGTTCACCAATATGAATTCGATTGGTGCACACCTGATGTTGTCTACGTTGCCGAGTATTACAAGGTAGAAGAGAAGACCGAAACAATCCGTATATTCCGTGCTATTGATGGCACAGAGGAACGCTACACACAAGATGACTTTGCTAATGACGAGACACTAGAGGAAACTCTAATGGCTGTCGGTAGCGTTGAGGTACGTCAGAAACGGGTCAAGCGCAAGAAAGTACGCAAGTACATTATGTCAGGTGGCAAGGTGTTGGAAGATGCGGGTTACCTTGCAGGTAAGTGCATTCCAATCGTGCCTGTCTATGGGAAGCGTTGGTTTGTGGATAACATTGAACGCTGTATGGGTCATGTGAGACTGGCTAAAGACGCTCAACGCCTAAAGAACATGCAACTGTCAAAGTTGGGTGAGATTAGCGCATTGTCTAGCGTTGAGAAACCAATCCTGTTGCCTGAACAGGTCGCAGGGCATCAAGTTATGTGGTCAGAGGATAACCTTAAGGATTACCCGTATCTACTGGTAAACCCGATAACAGGTGCTGATGGTAGCCAACAGGCGACAGGCCCAGTCGCATACACACGCTCGGCACAAATACCACCTGCCATGGCAGCGTTGTTGCAGATTACCGAATCCGATATGCAAGACATTCTCGGCAATCAATCAGGTGCTGAACAGATTGCAAGCAACATCTCAGGCAAAGCAGTCGAGATGATTCAACAGCGTGTTGATATGCAGTCGTTTATCTACATGAGCAACTTTGCTAAAGGCATGAAGCGTTGCGGTGAGATTTGGCTATCTATGGCTAAGGACATCTACACCGAAGACATGCGTAAGATGAAGACCGTTGACCGTACGGGTGACGTTGGCTTTGTTGAACTCATGCGACCTGCATTGGATAAGTCAGGTGCTATGGTCATAGAGAACGATATGACAAGTGCCTCGTTTGATGTCAACGTAGATGTTGGGCCATCAAGCAGTAGCAAGAAGTCAGCCGTTGTCCGTGCATTGACAGGTATGTTGCAGATTACCCAAGACCCTGAGACAGCACAGGTGTTGACAGCCATGGCAATGATGAACATGGAAGGCGAAGGTTTGGCGGACACGAATGCTTATTTCCGCAAGAAACTGGTGCGTATGGGCGTGGTTGAGCCAACAGATGCAGAGCGTGAAGAGTTGATGGCAGAGATGCAAGGTCAGCCTCAAGACCCGAATGCCATATTCTTACAAGCCGCAGCTGAGGAAGCCACAGCCAAGGCAGCTAAGGCTCGTGCCGATACAGTAGAAACAATTGCTGAGGCAGAGTACAAACGTGCTAAGACTGCGGAAACCTTATCCAATATTGATAACGAAGACCAACGTTTAGCATTAGAGTCTGTTAAATCGATTCAGGAGATGGTACGTGGCTGACCAACGGGTTAAGGATTTTGCGTATCAAATACTAGAGGCACAACTTGCAAATGGTATGTCAGGAGCGCAGAATCCTACTCAACAGTTTGTCTCTGCTGTGCCGACTCCTGCCTCTATGCAACAACCACAGGTAATGTCGTACTCAGACATAGAACCTGCGTTTTATGAGAAACGGTTGCCAATGGAAGGCAGGGCTACGTTCTTGCCATTCAGAGATACTATGGAAGGCTCTGTATTTAATAAGCGTGAGTTGGCAGTCCCTGGCATTCTTGCAGAACTCATGAACGCATTTACCGCACCTGCTCGGTCTATGACTGACCCAACGTTTAACGCTGGTGAAGAAGCCGCTAACATGGCTATGAGCGTAGGCGGTAGTGGCTTGGCTATCTCTAGGGGTATGAAAGCACCTACAGGTCAAGGCGGGTTTGATTTAGCTATGAACGCTTATCACGGCACACCGTATGATATTAAAGGTGGATTTGATTTAAGTAAAGTTGGAACAGGTGAAGGCGCACAAGTATACGGGCATGGAATATATTTTGGTGAAGCTAAAGCAACTGGCGAACAATACGCAAAATTATTAGCAAACAGAGATGTTGCAAATCAAGGAAGATTAAACGCACATGCTAATGCACAGCGTCTTGTAAATCTTTCTGGTGACCCGAAATATGCTGCTGATGACATTAAATTTGTTCTTGAGTCAAATCCTGATAGCCCACAAAAATCTTTATTAGAAAAAACATTAAAATATATTGAGTCTGGTGAATATGCTAAACCTTTAGAAAATAAAGGAAATCTTTACAAAGTAGATATACCAGATGAACAAATTCCTAAGATGTTAGATTGGGACAAACCAATTGCACAGCAAAACAAAGCAATTTTAGATATATTAAAAAATGAACCAGCCATTCTTGCAGATTTAGCGAATGGAAAATCGTTAGACAAATTGACTGGTGAACAGGCGTATCAAGCAATTGCTTCAACTTTTGATGTAGGACAAGCAGAAGCATACAAACTTGCTTCAGAATATTTAAACAGTAAAGGTATTCCAGGCATACGTTATTTAGATGAAGGAAGTCGTGCTGCTGGTAAAGGCACTAGCAACTTTGTAGTATTCGACCCTAAAACGCTAAAGATACTAGAAAAGAACGATATGCCTGTAACAGAATGATGCAACACTTGCTAGATTAACAAATAGCGTTAAAATAAAAGTATCGGTATCCAGTCAGCCGTTTAATGACTGAGTTTGAAGGGGTTTTAAATGAATGATCAGGCAGAATTGGAGAATGATAACGAGTCAATTGAAGACCAAGATGAAAACCTTGAAGTTGTTGATGCAGACGAAAGCGTAGACAACGAGGGTGAAAATCAAGAGTCCGATGATGATGAAGTAGTCGTTTCTATAGGTGAGGATTCGCCACCTCAAGAGGAACACACTCAAGCACCTGAATGGGTACGAGAGTTGCGTAAGACAAATAGAGAACTACAGCGGCAGAATCGAGAGCTACAAGGTAGGTTACAAACTACACAGGTTGAGAACAAGCCAATCGTGTTAGGTAAGAAGCCAACCTTAGAAGATCACGATTATGATGCTGATAGATTTGAGCAAGCACTAGCTAATTGGTTTGACCAGAAACGGCAAGCCGATGATGAGAAAGCAAAGCAAGAAGCTGAAGTTATGAATCAGCAGAAGGCATGGCAATCTAAACTGGACGGCTACGGTAAGGCGAGAGCTGAGCTTAGGGTCAAAGACTTTGAAGATGCTGAGGCAGTTGCTCAGGAACTCTTTAGCGTTGTTCAGCAAGGCGTGGTGTTGCAGGGTGCAGATAATCCTGCTGTCGTAATTTACGCACTCGGTAAGAATCCAAAGAAGGCTCGAGAGTTGTCCGAAATTAAAGACCCCGTAAAGTTTGCTTTTGCGGTTGCGAAACTGGAGAAGGAATTGAAAGTAACGAACCGTAAGGCAGCCCCACCACCCGAAAGAATCGTGTCAGGAACTGGCAGAGTCTCAGGTGCGGTGGACTCAACCTTAGAACGGCTGCGAGAAGAAGCGTCTCGTACTGGCAATATGACGAAAGTTATACAGTACAAAGCGCAGAAACGAGCGGCTTCAAAATAATTTTTGGAGTATTAAATCATGGCTAATAGTTTCTCAAAAGAAGAACGTGTAGCGTTCGAAGACTTACTTGAAGGTTTCCAAGACGCTTTAGTCTTGTCACGTCACGTCTCTGTTTACAATACAGATTCAACAATGATGGAGCGTTCAAATAACACCATCTGGCGCCCACAGCCTTACATCGCTCAGTCAATCACTAGCACCCCAGGCTCATCAATCGCTGGCTCTTACCAAGGTATGACTCAGTTAGCCGTTCCTGCCACTTTAGGTTTCAGCAAGACCGTGCCTTGGGAAATGACTACACTTGAATTGCGTGACGCATTACAAGAGAATCGTTTAGGTGACAGCGCAAAGCAGAAACTTGCATCTGACATCAATATCGCAATCATGAACGCTGCCGCTGGCTTGGGTTCTTTGGTCGTGCCTATTGCCGCAGCCGCTGGCGACTACGATGATGTTGCACTTTGCGATGCCATTATGAATGAGCAAGGCGTTCCTGACTATGACCGTTTCTTAGGTCTGTCTAGCCGTGACTATAACGGTTTGGCTGGCAACTTGTCACAAGCAAGTCGTTCATTCGGTAACCAGAAATCAGAACGTGCTTACGAGCGTAACTTTGTTGGTATGGTTGCAGGTTTTGACACATACAAGTTTGATTATGCAAACCGTCTTACCGCTGCGGCTGGTGGTGGTAGCATTACTATCGACACCAATGGTGCAGGTACTCAAGCTAGTTTTGTGCCACAAGCTACATCGACTTCTGTCGGTGGTCAAATCAACGTTGATAACCGTTTCCAAACAGTTACCGTTTCTTCAACTGCAAGCGTTGCCGCAGGTGATGCTTTCACGATTGCTGAAGTGTACGCTGTTCATCACATCACCAAGCAAAGCACAGGTCAGCTTAAGACATTCCGTGTCGTATCAGTTGATTCAGGCACAACAATGACTATTACTCCACCTATCATCGGTGCACAAGGTACACCTACCGATGCTGAGTTGCAGTATAAGAACGTTGATGTTGCTATTGCCGCTGACGCTGCCGCAATCACTTTCTTGAACGTTAACGCTTCACAAGTTAACGTCTTCTGGCAACGTGATTCGCTTGAGATGTTACCTGGTCGCTACGCTGTACCCGCTGACGCTGGTGTTGCCGTTATGCGAGCAAGTACTGACCAAGGCATCGAGTTGGTTATGCAGAAGTTCTATGACATTGACAGCATGACCATCAAGTATCGTCTTGACACGCTGTTCGGTGTTGTGAACAAGAATCCTGAAATGTCAGGTATCTTGTTGTTTAACCAGTAAGCAAGGTTTGGGGGGGCGAATGCCTCCCCATTTACAGGATACTAAAATGCCATTGTCAAAAGGTTACTCTAGCAAGTCCATCGGTAAAAACATTAAGATGGAAGAGAAGTCAGGCAAGCCACGAAAGCAAGCAATTGCTATTGCGTTGAATGTTGCGAAAAAGGCGGCAGATAAAGCAGGCAAACCTAGTAAAGCACCTAAAAAGGCAAAGAAATGAAGACTGGATTATATGCAAACATCGCAGCCAAGAAAAAGCGCATTGAAGCAGGTTCGGGTGAGAAGATGCGTAAAGTAGGCGCAAAAGGTGCACCGACAGCTAAAGCGTTTAAGCAAGCAGCGAAGACAGCCAAGCCCATGAAGAAGGCAAAATAATGGACAAGAACATTCTTATGCCAAAGTACATGAAAGGCAAGAAGCCAGTCAAGAAGCGTAAACCATCTAAGCCTATTGACGGTATCAATCATCGTCTGCTTAGAGAGCAAGCATTGGCAAAAGATGTTGTCGCAGTAGAAGATAATTCAGCACCAACACGCACAGAGCTAGAGATAAAAGCGACTGAGCTAGGCATTAAGTTTGATGGTCGGACAACTGATAAACGGTTGCTAGACAAGATTGAGCATACATTAGGGGCTAATGATGTCGTGGACTAAAAGACAGTTCGTAGAAGCGGCTTTCGATGAGATTGGTTTAGCCTCTTATGTATTCGACTTAACACCTGAACAGCTACAGTCTGCTTTAAGACGCTTAGACACGCTCGTAGCGGCTTGGAATGCTCTAGGCATACGATTAGGTTACCCATTACCATCAAGCCCACAGGATAGCGATTTAGATGAGCAAACCAATGTTCCTGATTCATCTATCGAAGCAATATATACCAATCTAGCTGTAAAACTTGCACCAAGTTACGGTAAGCAAGTTATGATTGAGACTAAGATTACAGCGAAAGAGTCATACAATACATTACTGTCACTTGCGGCTATGCCTATGGAGCAACAGTTGCCCATGACGATGCCAGCGGGTGCGGGTAATAAACCGTGGCGTGATTACGACAACCCATTTTTAGCTAGACCTGTTGACCCATTGTTAGCGGGTCAAGATGGTCAAATAGAATTTAATTAAGGATTTAGATATGCCAACAATCAATCAACTTGCAGGTGTAAGCCAAGTGTCGGGTGGTGATTTACTGCCTATCTATGTGCCTAACAATGGTGATGCTCGTAAAATCTCGCTCACGCAATTGCTACAGTACTTTCAGCAGACATTTGCCGCACCAACCGTTGCCACTAGCGTTTATACGCCAGCTACAGGGTTTAACATAACCGTACCAACACCAACAAGTGAACAGCAATGGATGTTGTTACAACCTGCTAGTACATTAGCCACAGGCACGATTACCTTGCCGTTGAATACTAGCGTACCGTCTGGCACACAGATTTTAGTGACAAGCACACAGACAATTACAGCGCTCACAATTGGTTTGAATGGTTCAAGTGCCGCATCGGGCGCACCAACAACTCTATTAGCGGGTGGATTCTTTACACTACGATTCTACCAAGCTACAAACTCTTGGTATCGTGTCGGTTAATCAAAGGAAATAACATGGCTTTTAATACTTCACCATTCGCACCAGGCTACGGTCACGGTGCTGTTCTCACAGCTACGGCAACATCTGCTAACGCTGCGATTGACGCTGCATCACAGACACTATGCTTGACCAACTTAGGTTCAGCTGTTGTATATATCAAACTAAGCGAAGACTCTACCGATACAGCTAGTACGGCTGATTACCCAATCCCTGGTGGCGCACAAGTTAGCATCACTAAGAACCGTAACTACAATCGTATTGCTTATATCTCAGCCGATGGCACATCTTTGCACGTCTTGCCTGGTGAGGGCTTCTAATGTATCCATTAACCAGAATGCGGTGTCGGTGTAGGTTCTGGAACGTGAACGGTGGGCCTGTCTTGGGCGCATTGTTACTGCAAGACGGTTCATTCTTACTTTTAGAAGACGGCAGTTACATTTTGCTATAACAACTTAAAGGTATTTGGTATGGCAACGAAAGACCCAAGGCTTGCACGTGTGAAGGTTGAAGGCTATAACAAGCCTAAACGTACTCCCTCACATCCTACTAAATCTCATGTTGTGGTGGCTAAAGATGGCGATCAAATTAAGACCATTCGATTTGGTCAACAGGGTGTTAAAGGCTCACCAAAGACAGAGGGCGAATCAAGTAAGGACAAAGCTAGACGAGAATCATTCAAAGCTAGACATGCTAAAAATATATCCAAGGGTAAAATGAGCGCAGCGTACTGGGCCAATTCCGAAAAATGGTAGTCAAACGGTAACATAAATGCAGATTCCAATTCTTAGTGGCATTTTTACAGATAACACGCCAGAGTTGCGTACAAGTTACCCTGTCAACCTTGTGCCTGTTCCTAAAGAGTCGGGCATTAGCGCAGGGTTCTTGCGACCTGCTGACGGAATTGTAGCCAATGGCACAGGCCCTGGCATTGACCGTGGTGGCGTAGTATGGGATGGCATCTACTATCGAGTCATGGGCACTAAGCTAGTCTCAATTGATGAAGATGGTGTCGTTACCATACTCGGTGATGTTGGCGGTACAGAAGACAATCAAGTAACCTTTAATTACAGCTTTGACTTGCTTGGCATTGTGTCAGCACAAAAGCTATTCTATTGGAATCCAGTAGCTTCCACTCTAGTAGAAGTAACTGACCCTGACTTAGGCATTGTGCTCGACATGGTATGGGTAGATGGTTACTTTATGACTACAGACGGTGCAAACCTAGTGGTGACCGAGTTAAACGACCCAACACAAGTAAACCCATTAAAGTACGGTAGCTCTGAGGTTGACCCTGACCCTGTAGTCGCATTGATTAAGTTGCGTAATGAGGTCTATGCGCTTAACAGAAACACAATCGAAGTGTTTGATAACGTTGGTGGACAGTTCTTTCCATTTGTACGTATTGATGGCGCACAGATTCAAAAGGGTGTAGTCGGCACACATGCTTGCTGTGAGTTTGTAGCTAGTATTGCGTTTTTAGGTAGCGGTAGCAATGATGCACCTGCTATTTATATTGGTGCTAATGCTACTACGCAGAAATTAAGCACACAAGAGATTGATGAAGTCTTATTGCAGTTTACAGAAGAGCAATTGGCAACGGTTAAGCTAGAAGCACGTAACGATAAAAGCCATCAATACTTATATGTACATTTGCCCGATAGAACGCTTGTCTATGACTACGCTTCATCTCAAGTATTAGGCTCACAAGTATGGTTCACATTGACATCAAGCCTCTCTGGGTTCTCCAAATACCGTGCTAAGAACTTTGTATGGGCTTATGGCAAGTGGCTTGTAGGTGACACGCAATCATCAAGCATTGGCTATCTCGTACAAGATACTGGTCACAATTGGGGTCAGCAAGTACGGTGGGAATTCGGCACGATGATTGTGTATAACGAAGGCAAGGGTGCAATCTTTAACCGTTTAGAATTAGTAGCATTGACGGGTAGCGTTGCCGTAGGAACTAACCCTATGATCAATACTAGCTACTCGGTTGATGGTAAGAATTGGAGTCAAAACCGTAGCATTACGGTTGGCACAATTGGCAACACACAAAAGCGTTTAGCTTGGTTTCAACAAGGTCACATGAGAAATTGGCGCATACAGCGATTCCGTGGCGATAGCGATGCACATGTATCCTTTATAAGACTAGAGGCTCAAATCGAGCCATTGGCTTACTAATGGCTACTAATCTTAATCTTACCCGTGATCAGCTTGCGACCTTTCTGTCCGATCACGAACAAATCAAACAGTTTGAAAAGTTGTTTGCTGTTGTTGACCAAGTTGCACCTAGTAGCGACACCCCTGGCATTGAGATACTTGCAGGTAATGCAGATGCCAATACTAATGACGCACTAGCGCAAATCATCACATTAGCTAAAGATTCAGCTATCAATAGTGGTAACGCAGACCAAAAGGCTGTTCAGGCATTAGATTCATTAGAGCGTATAGCCAAAGCATTAGAACTTTTATCCTCTAATATTCAACTTTTACCATCTGCTCCAACTATTGAAAACAACAATTCAATCAAGACTGATTACATTGATTACAACATTACCGCACCATTCTCTGACCAAATATCAAGACTCGGATGGAATAGTGTAGACGAAACGCTAAACCTTGGCATGGCTTATGGTGTGACGCAACAAATCGGTCAGGAAACATACGCAAGGGTAGAGAACAATACAGGTGTCACGATACCTAATGGTACGGTTGTTGGCTTTTCAGGTGTAGGCGCAGGTGGTACGTTACGAGTAGCCCCGTATTTAGCAGATGGTTCTCAGTCTAGCCTTTATATTCTTGGCGTAATGACTCATGATTTACCCGACTCACAAGATAGAGGGTATTGCACGGTTTGGGGTTCAGTTAGAACATTAGATACTAGTGCCTTTAGTGTGGGCGATATTCTTTATGCCTCACCTACCGTTACAGGTGGTTTGACAAACGTAAAGCCGACTGCTCCCAATAATGTGGTTGTGGTAGCGGCTTGCTTAATATCTGACCCGACTGATGGCGTGATATTTGTTAGACCAACCATTAGCCAAATGCAATATTACGGAGTATTTGCCAAGACTGTTGACACGACTCCAGCTGTAATAGATACAGCGTATCCAATAACATTTGACACAACACGCATCAGCAATGGCGTGGTCATTGGTGGAACAACATCACAGTTAATAGTTCCTGAATCGGGTCTCTATCAGTTTGTTGCCACGTTACAATTCATAAGTAATTCAGCGGTAGACAAAAACATTTGGGTTTGGTTTAGAAAGAACGGTGTTGACATTGCGAATTCTGCACGGTTGATAACCGTATCTATCAATGGCGCATACACTCCAATCAGCATAAACGAAGCTATATCATTAAATGCACTAGATTACGTAGAGTTGGTTTATGCTTCAAACAATGTCAATGTCAGAATTGATGCAGTCCCAGCCACAGCCTTTGCACCTAGCGCACCAGCGGTGGTGATAGAAGTAAACCAAATTCAATTATAGGAGTTACAAATGTCAGTCACAGCAAAACCCCTGATACCGTCTAAAGAGATGGAAGCTGCTCAGACCACGCAATACACAGCGGTCAACTGCACCACGATTGTAGACAAGTTTACCGCTACCAATACAAGTGCATCAAACGCTGTAATTAGCGTTAACCTAGTCAGCTCTGGTGGCACAGCGGGTGCGTCTAACTTAATCGTTGATGCTCGAGCTATTGCTCCTAATGAAACATACACATTCCCCGAGATAGTTGGGCAAGTATTAGCACCTAGTGGGTTTATATCTACTACGGGCACAGCAACAGCTTTGACCATTCGCTCTTCAGGGCGTGAGATTACTTAAAGGATTAGCATGAAAGATTTTATGATTATGCCTAAAGGGTTTATCGGTCTACCGATGGAAGAAGAGTTCATCACTACAGCTGAAAACCGTAAGAATACGCAGATGGTGATTGAGGAATGGAAGCTCGGGCCTGAAGTCCCATCAAATGAGCCTACTGCTAACAAAGTCTATTGGGTAAGTCTTGGCGAAGCTATGCAGGTAGATGAGAAAGAGGCTAGGCGTAGACGTTGCTCAAACTGTGAGTATTACGACAACAGCACGATGACTCAAGCCAAGATGGAAAAGATACCACGTAACGATTGGGATACAAATGCAGGGTTTCGTGGGTACTGTAATAAGTTTGATTTTATCTGCCACGATTTACGCTCATGCCAAGCGTGGGAAGAGCGAGAGTGTGAAATAGATTGACAGAGTGGTGAGTTGCGATAAAATAGGGTGTCTGAGGTTATCGAGCCGCCAGCAGCTCACAATTCCCAATTATGGAGATGTGATGCCTAGCGTTTGTGTAACAGAATATATATCAGACGAGCAATTGCTCGAGGTATATGCTGACCCTTATATTAATAAGATAGGTCACGATCACAGACGAGCTACGCCTATTATCAATCCGCAAGTTACATACTTGTCTGCATGGATAGATAACAAGTTTGCGGGCGCATTTATGGCGATTCAATTTTCTACGTTGGAATTAGAGCTTCACTCATTGCTTAAAAAGTCATCATTACCTTACTCTCGTGAACTAGGTTGCAAGTTTTTAGAGTGGGCATTTAGCCACGAGTCTATTCAACGGGTTACGGCATACATTATTGCGGGTCTTGAGACGGCTAAGAACTATTGTTTAAAACTTGGGTTTAAAAATGAAGGTTGTCGCAAAGATGCTTGTATGCAAGGTGGTATCTTGAAAGACGTATATATTCTAGGAATGACTAGAAAGGACTGGGTACTACTATGAGTTTCGTAACAGACACTATTCAAAATGTTGTAGGTAGCATCACGGGAACTAAGCAAGCGGCAAGCGCAGCGCAAAACGCAGCGGCTACGCAAGCACAAGCATCTCAAGCAGGTATAGACGAACAAAGGCGTCAGTTTGATGCGATGGTTGCGTTGATGTCACCTTACGTTGAGGCTGGCACAGCTGCGTTGCCTGGCATTCAACCCTATATGCAAGCAGGTGAAACGGCACTAGGACAGCAATCAGCATTGCTTGGACTATCAGGCCCAGAAGCCCAAGCCCAAGCTATACAAGGTATTGAATCAGGCTCAGAGTTTCAAGCACTAGCTCGGCAAGGTGAAGAGGCAATGTTGCAAAACGCATCTGCTACAGGCGGCTTGCGTGGTGGCAATGTACAGGCGGCATTAGCACAATTTAGACCTGAGTTATTGCAATCGTTAATCAATCAACAATATAGTAGACTCGGTGGACTATCTGACGTTGGCGCAGCGACTACGCAAAATCTTATTCGTACAGGTCAAGCATCTGCGGCAGGAACAGGTGCGGCAGGTTTAGAATCAGCCTCATCTATTGCGGGTTTGTTAGGACAACAAGGCGCAGCTATTTCTGGCGGTCAAGTCGCAGCTGGTCAACAAGCAGGAGCAAACTTTGGTGCTCTTTCTGGTGGCTTAGGTCAGTTTATTGGCGTTGGCGGTATACCTAAGATCAAAACTGCATTCGGGTTTTAAGGAAACATAAAAATGGTCGCACCAATTAACTACATGGGCGTATATGGTCAGCAGTCTGCCAGTCCATTTGCTGAAGGTTTGCAAGCAGGAGCATTAGCAAGACAAGCAATAGATGCCGCAATTGCCGAGCGTGATGCAATCGAATTAAGAAAGCAATATTCAACAGATTTACAAAATGCTTTGCAAAACCCAACAGCTAAAGGGTTTGCGGAATTGACTTTAAAGTATCCTCAACAGCGTGAAGCGTTTAAGCAATCATGGGAAACGTTGAGCAAAGACCAACAAAACAATGAGTTTTTGATTGGGTCACAAGCCTTTAACGCACTTGGCTCGGGTAATGTTGATGTTGCTAAAGATTTAATCAACAAGCAAATCATAGCCGCTGAGAACTCAGGACAGCCAACAGATAAATATAAAGCAATGCTAACCACGTTAGACGCTGACCCTAAAATTGTACAAAGTCAGCTTGGTTTAATTTTATCTAATGTTGACCCTGAAAAATGGGGTGACATAGCTAAGGAAAGTCGTGAGTCTACGCAATTTCCTGTTCTACAAGCAAAAGAGCGCATTGAGTTATCTAAAGCCACTTCTGAGGCTGAAACGGCAGCCATTAAAGCTAGGTATGCTGACCGTTTAGCACAGGCTCAATTAAAGAAGGCAGAGCGTGAGGTTCAAGACCAAATAAAAGGTTCAGACTCAGTTCAATCAAGCGCAATTAAACCAGACGGTACTACTGTTATTGTTACTAAATCGGGTCAAACACGAGTAATTGGTGCTGACGGTGTTGAGTTAGTTGGTCAGGAGCGAGTTGATGCTGTGCGTGATGCTGAAAAGTTTGGCGCAGATATACAAGCTCTTAGATCAGGTTCTCGCAAGGCTGGTGAAATAGGTCAGGCTGAAGCTCAGAAAGCATTTACAAGCGTTGGTAAGATTCGTCAAAATATCTCAAATCTTGACGCAGCAATTGCCGCACTTGATGCGGGAGCAAACTCTGGTGTCATTGCAAGCAAGTTTCCAAACTGGAAGGCATCAACAATTGAACTGCAAAACATTCAACGTCAATTAGGTTTAGACGTTATTGGCTCTGTCACGTTTGGTGCTTTGTCTGAAGGCGAACTGTCACTTGCTTTAGAAACAGCGTTGCCAATCAATATGCAAGAAAAAGACTTAAAGAATTGGCTTACCAACAAGAAAGATGCACAACTTAAATTATCCAATTACCTTTCAGATCAAGCGAGATTCTTATCCGTGCCAGGCAGGACTATTGGCGATTGGCTAGAAAGGTCAGATCAAACTGGAGGTGCAGGTACGCCACCAAAAACTAACTCGACAAATACTGTAACGGTGCAAGGCAAAACATATACAAGACCACCAAAATATACAGACATACAATGGAACGCTTATAAAAAAGCTATGGGGGTTCAATGAGTCCTGAAGAATGGTTAGCATCGCAACAAACAGGTGAAGCCACTCCAGTCGTGCAAGTCGGGGAAGTGACTGCTGTACCTACTCAGGAGATTGTTGCTCCTGTACAACCTATGTCACCCGAAGAATGGCTTGCATCGCAAACTCCTGAATTAGGTTTTTTTGAAGGTATTGGCGAGCAAATTACAGGCACTCAACGTGCTACACCAACCACGGAAACATTGCCTGACTGGGCTTCAATGCCTGAGTTAAATACTCTGAGCGTAGAAAGTTTCATGTCTGGGTTAGGCACAGTTTTAAGTAACCCTGAAGAGACGGTTCAAGTTATTAAGTCTAACTTTCCTGAAGTGCAAGTGTCTCAAGATGAGAAAGGTAATTATGTACTGCAATCATCTATTGATGGTCAACAATACGTTATCAAGCCTGGCTTCCAACTAAGTGATATTCCAAGAGCTGTGGCTGGTATGGCTGCGTTTACCCCTGCGGGTCGTGCTGTAACAATACCAGGCGCAATAGGTGCAGGTGCAGGTACTCAGGCTTTAATAGAAGGAACGCAAACATTAGTTGGTGGCGAGTTCTCACCTATGGAAGTAGCCACAGCGGGTGCAATGGGTGGCGCTGTACCTTTAGCATCTCGTGCATTACAAGCGGCTCAACCTGCGGCTCAACGTATGGTGCAACGTTTTACGGGTGCAACACCAGAAGCTCCACCAGTCGCACCGATAACACAGCCTATTCAACCTGTTCAACCTACTCAACCAATTCCTACAGCTCCAATTGCTACAGCCCCAACAATTCCAGTTGAAGATGTTAATAGACAGATTGGTGATTTAGTAAAACGAGCATCAGGTAAAGGTCTAGGCGCATCAACCGCACGTAATGAATTAGCAGACTTAGCGCAGATTAACCTTGACGCTCGAGACGCTGCTCAACGACTTAAGATTGAGCTACCTGCTGACGTGTTTAGTGACAATCCACAGATAAGAGCCGCAGCGGGTTTAACTCGTTCAAGAGCAGGTGGTGAAGCAGAAGCCGCATGGCGCAATACCGTTAGCCAAGCAGTAGACCAAGCCGATAACGTTATTAAGCAATTTGATACCGTTTTTATAGAGGGTACGGTAGCACCTGCTGTCGTGTCTGAAAGAATCAAAGACTCATTAGTCAAGACTCGTCTAGCCTTAAATGCAGAAGCTAAAGGTCTTTATGAAGATGTTAATAATGCAATATCCAAAACCTTTAAAGTTAATTTAAAGAACTTGCAATTGACATTAAATGAGATTCGCAAAGAGGTTGGCGAAGCAGGTATGTCTAGTGCTGAACGCTCATTGCTGAAAATGTTAGCAGATGGTGACGTCACTTACGGTAGATTATTGCGTGAAAAAACGCTTATCGGTAAAGCCCTAAACAAGATGGAGTCACCATATGGAAGTATGGCAGAGGCAGATTTAAAGCGTCTGTATGCCGCATTATCTGAAGACCAACTTGCTAACGTTGAAAAGTTAGGCGGTGAAGAGTTACGCAAGAAGCTACGCTCTGCCAACTTAATCTATGCAAAAGAACGTGCATTAGGCAAGCGTATTGTTAGTGCCTTTGGTAATGACGTAGAAGGCAGTATTGCTAACAAGATGAGAACTGCTATCAATAGCGCATCTAAGGGTGATTCAGCCGAGTTTACAAGACTGCTTAAAATCGTTCCTGAGGACTTGAAAAAGGAAACCATTGCTACGGCATTAGCTTCAGTTACTAGGTCATCTAGGGGTGCTGAGAAGGGCGCATTCGGCTTCTCTGAGTTTGCATCTATCTATCCTAAGATACGAGCCAATCCAACTGTATACAAGGCTATTGTTGAATCGCTAGGTAAAGACTCAGCAGATGTCTTGCGTGACTTGTACGAGATTTCCAAGCGCATTACAGACGCTCGTGCCAATGTCTTGATGACAGGTAAAGCGAATCAAGCGTTATTGGAAGGCTTAGAGGCGGAGAGTTTAATCGGCAAGGTTATGGAAAGCACACTAGGTAAGGGTGCTGTAACGGGTGCGGCTGCGATTGGTGGGCCAATCATGGCGGGTGGTGCATCGGTTATCTTAAACGCTATGACACAAGGCAATAAAGATGCCGTCAAAGCGGCTGGTGCGCTGTTTGCAGATGAGGCTTTCCAAAAACTAGCGATTGAAGCCGCAGAGAAAGGTACACTAGCAGCATCTAGCGCAAAACGAGTATCTATGTCACAATCATTCAAGAAATATGCAGACGCTATTATGCTACCTAAATCATTAGACTTCAGGCTAAAATGGCTTCAAAGCGCATTGCAAACTGAACGACAATTACAGTCGGAGACCGAATAATGTCAGCATTATCTATCACGCCACCATTCCCAACCTTTGCAGGTAAAGATGGGTTGCCACTTGAAGACGGTTACATTTGGCTTGGGGCGGCTAACTTAAACCCACAAACAAACCCTCTAGTCGCTTATTGGGATGAAACCCTTACACAGATAGCGCAACAGCCGATTAGAACGCTTGGTGGCTATCCTGCTTACTCTGGCACACCTGCTCGTTTGTTTATCAGCGCAGCGGTGTACAGCATACTCGTGCAAGACAAGAATGGTAATACGGTATATACATCTCCTAGCAATACTGGGCCATCAACGTTTGTGAACTTTTCCGTAAACGAGGAAGTGCAAGTTGCGACAGCGGGTCAAACGGTATTTACTTTAGCTAATACTTATTCGCCTGGCACGAACAGCCTAACCGTCTACGTTGATGGTGTTAATCAATACGATGGCGCACAGTATTCATTCGTTGAGACTAGTGGCGATACAGTTACGTTTACAAGTGGCTTGCACGTTGGCGCATTAGTCAAGTTTTCAACTGCTATACAGTTATCGGGTGGTGTGGCAGACTCGTCACAGATTACATACGTGCCAGCAGGTGCAGGTGCAGTCCCAACAAACGTGCAAGACAAATTGCGTGAAACAGTATCGGTCAAAGACTTTGGTGCTGTGGGCGATGGGGTTACGGATGATACGGCTGCTATACAGGCTGCATTAGATTATGGCGTTCTAAACGGACAAGAAGTTATATTTTTTGGTGAAGACTATAAGATAACTTCAACTCTAAACATTACTGGCTCTGCAATATTAAGAGGGCAAGGAATGTTTAAAACAAAAATTAGCTACACAGGTTCTGCTTCTGCTATTTTGTGTGCTACATGGAGCGGCATAATTAGTGATTTAGGCGTTTATGTAAGTAACAATACCGCAAACGGCATTGAGATTGGGACTTCAAGTAGAAAATGTAATCTTAATAATGTATATATTGACGCTTCAGCAGTAGTTGCTACGCATCAAGGGTATGGAATATATTTAAATGCTTTAACTGGTTTTTCTGGTGGGCTTACTATTAGTAATACATACGTTTTGCAATGCTTTGTGGGCATAGCAATGCAGGGCGTTGATACGGTAAATAATACATGGACAACAGTACAAGGCTACAACGTCTGGATTATAGGAAGGTCTACGGGGG